CACCTGAAGTACGACGAGGGCTGTTACACTTCATACGATCCTTATCGACTTTTTCAGCGTCCTCATCATATTCTTCCTCTTCTCTTTTACCAAACTTTTTAGCATGTGTAGTAGTAGGATTTTTATGTGTCCTTACAAAATTATCCGTAGTGGATTTACGAGAATCAACTCTACTCGGCTCACCAGTGTCCTTTTTAAATGAATCTCCTTTTGGTGCCTTAGCCGGGTACTTTCTTTCAAGATAAAGCTTTACTAATTCGTCGAATTGCATAACAATATTTATACTAACAGTGATAATTTAAATAACGCTGTAGTGCTTTTGCATAATGTGTGCCTTTATCCTTTAACTTACCCCTTGCTCCTCTTACTTTACTGCAAGACAGCTTACCTAATCTCTTCTTTAGGATGCCAGGCTTAACAGGCTTGTGTACATCTTCAGCATTTTCACTTTTTTTCTTTTTCTTCTTCCAGTTAACACGCTTCGGTCCCTTCTTCTTATACATCTTACCCTTAATACTCTTACAAGCCGCCTTAGTTGGTCGACAAGCTGGGTAACTACCACCGGATTTTTTAGATTTACGACCGCAAGGACCGCCAGTCTTACAATTTACCCACCCTTTAAACTTCTTACCAGTCTTAGGATCGGTACCCCCTCTATCAAACCACTGACGTAACGAGTCACTAGCTTCGAGAACTTCTCTTTGGGACATACTCATTTCTTTTTCTTCCAGATTTTACCTTGTCTACATCTTACAATAGCACCTGACTTGTAAGCTGAAGTCTTTTTACCATAAACAGAGTCTGCTCTGCGCTTACATCTATCAGCTTTCTTTTTCTTTTCAGCATCTTCTTCATTACTTGATGGTATAGCGTCTATTGCCAGTTCAGCGACATTCTTTATGCCTTTAGTCGGCGACGGTATCTCTTTTTCCCCATCCGGTATAATCGCGTCAACTGCACGATCAGCAGCAACAAAAGCAGCCGGCGTCTTTAAGAGCTTTGCAGCAAGTTTTCCTCCACCCGGTGTACGTTTAAGTATAGCACCGGGTTTAGCATCAGGGTTATAAACCAAACGCTTTGGGTCTTTTATTATTTTTTTTGTTGGGTCAGTAACCCATCTTTTAAAAATACCAGGCTTTTTTGCGTTTGGTGCTTTTGCACTAGCTGGATTTAATGGAACCGTTGCTTTAGGCTTCGGAGCCGGTGCTTTTGCACTAGCTGGATTTAATGGAACCGTTGCTTTAGGCTTTACTTTGCCTAATGGTTTCCTTCTGGGGGATATATAACTACGAGAATAGCCTGGGCTTCGACCACCACCGCCACCACCACCTCCAAAACCACCTCCAGCTGCTAAACCTGATGGTTTTCTTGCCCGGGGGTTAGCTAACCAATTTTGTTCTGCAACAACCTCCTCATTCTCTTCACCTGTAGCAAAATTTACCCCTTTATTCTTTTTCTTATTTTTTTTTCTTCTTTTTTTACCACTCCCTGCAGTACCCTTACGTGTTTGAACTTTTCCAAGCGGTGTGTAAATTTTAGCATCACCAGTTCCAATTGTATCACTAGAGCTAATATTTTGAGCAGCAGCATTTGGACCATAAACTGTATGCATAGTTGGTCCATCTCCAAACGCGCCATCAGGTCCAGCTCCTGCAGTCATATTTTCTAGTAGTTTTAAAAACCTCTTCTCAAATTTGCCGGTTGATTCCATACTACTTATATTTATAATATATAGATGGAATTGCTAAAAAAGTATATTGAAGAGATTACCAAAGATCTTCAATTAGATGATTTTAACATTAAAGAATCGCAAATGAGGCTACCTGCACGTAAGCACTTTTGGGTAGCGCGCTTAATAGAAACAAAAATTAAACGTAATACACTGTTTAGAGAAAAAAAGCAGCTTAAGAAAGAAGTAGTTAAAAAGGTTATATCTGATTCTCCGGTGAGAATTAGTCAATCAGCAGCAGAATCAGCAGCTGAGCGGCACGAATCGATTAGTAAATTAAATGAATCCATTTCAGAACAAGATGCTATTATTGAATATCTGGAAAAGGTTGAAAAGATAATGGGTCAAATGCATTGGGAAATAAAAAACATTATCGATATTAATAAGATGGAGCAACTTTAATGCTTACTTTCGATTACAGTCCTGGAAAGAGAAAAATTCAGTTAAAAACTGACGACGCAGACCTATTTGACCGGATTAGAGAGCATTTTAGTGTTGAAAATGAAGGTGCTAGATTTGCTAGATATAGAGGACAATTTGCGGCTCGACGTAAATATGCAATAACAGGCACTGGAGCATGTGAAGTAGGATTATATTGGGAGATTCGACAGTATCTTATAAACAATCAGATTAAAATCGATATTGAAGTTACCGATAAACTACAAAAGATACTTAAAGTTGGTAGAGATATTGACATTTTTAAAGATTTCACCTTAACTCTAAGAGAATATCAAGAGGATGTTATTAAAAGAGCACTAAAACTTGGTAGAGGTACATGTGTTTTAGGTACCGGTGCAGGTAAAACACTCACAACTGCTGCTCTTATTGAGAATTACTTTAGATCAAGTCCAGACAAAGACACTTTTAAGTGTGTTGTTTTGGTTCCTGATTTAGGTCTTGTAACTCAAACGTATGATGAATTTATGAGTAGCGGGACTACCTTTAAACTTACTAAGTGGACGGGTAAAACTAAGCCAGATCTAACAGCTAACGTTGTTATATGTAATATCGGCATAGTTCAAAGTCAGTTTGATACGAATGATTGGTTAAAGTATGTGGATTTACTCATAGTTGATGAGTGTCACAAGATTAAAGCGTCGAACAAGATTAGCAAAATAGTATCTAAGATTACAACCCACAACAAATACGGGTTTACTGGTACACTTCCGGAGAATAACTTAGATAAATGGTCGATCATAGGTAAATTGGGACCTGTAATATATGAAAAAACGAGTTATGAGTTAAGATTAGAGGATTATTTGGCGAATGTTAATGTAAAGGTGTTAAATCTTGAGTATAATACACCTCCGAGATACCTTTCTGACAATGCCTACAGGGAAGAGTTGGATTTTTTATATGAAAGCCCGTTTAGAAATGAGTTTTTAACGAAACTATGTGAAAAGCTTGAAAACAACACATTAATACTGGTTAATCACATAAAACACGGTGAATTATTGATGGATTACCTTACTACTCTTAAAAATAAACAGGTATACTTTATTAGAGGTGAGGTTGAAGTGGAAGAACGTGACAAAATTAAGAAAATCATGGAAAAAGACGCTAATGTGGTGTGTGTAGCTATTAGTGCCATATTTTCGACAGGTGTTAACATTAAAAATCTCCATAACATCATTTTCGCATCGGGAGGTAAGTCTTTTATACGAACGGTTCAGTCAATTGGTAGAGGACTTCGTAAACATGCTTCAAAAAACAAGCTTATTATATTCGACATATGCGATCGATTGAGATACGGTATAAGACATTGTGAAAAACGTAAAGAGATTTATGACAGAGAGAAAATAAAGTATACCGACACTAATATCGTTGAAAAATCTTAAACTTATACTATAATTTTACAAATGGCCGAAAAAAAAGAAAAGAAACCATATTATATAGAACCCAAAGTCTTTAAAGCGTCGTTACAAAAGTACTATGATACAGATATTCTTACTGACGACTTAGCAGAAAACATTAAAAAAATTGCTTATGGGTTAAGTTACAATGCATCATTTATCAATTATACTTATAAAGACGATATGATTGGTGATGCTCTTATTAAAATGTATTCAGCTTTAAAACATAAGAAGTTTAACTTCGAGAAAGCAACTAATCCGTTTTCATACTTTACAACAATAGCATATCACGCGTTTATAAACCGTATTAAAAAGGAGAAAAAACACCACGAAGCGGTTACAAAGTATAAAGAGCGTGTATATGAAGATTTTATGTCTAACCCTGAAAATACACACGGACACGTGTACGTAAAACCACCTGACGAGGAAAATTCTTTTGAAGATTAATAAGCCTAGAGTTGCTATTTTTTCAGATCTTCATCTAGGCGTCCATTCGAACAGTTCTGACTGGCATAATTATGCGGTAGAATGGGCTCATTGGTTTAAAGAAGAGTGTAAACGAAAAAATATCAAAGATTTAATCTTTTGTGGTGATTGGCATCATAACAGAAGTGAGATATCAGTTAATACTCTGCAAATATCTGCAGATATTTTAGATATATTGTGTGATTTCAATATTATCGCTATTACTGGTAACCATGATATTTACTATAAACATAGAACTGACGTTAATTCGTTATCTATTTTCAAAAAGAGAAAAAACGTAACAATTTTAGACACATATGATACGATTGAAGCTTTCGATCGTACGATTACCTTCTGTCCATGGAATACAAACATTAAAGAAGTACCGGAAAGTGATATTATCTTCGGTCATTTTGAGATAGAGACTTTTAAGATGAATTCTTATAAAGTTTGTGAAGAGGGACTTAAGGTGAAAGATTTACTTAAAAAGAGTTCGTTAGTTATATCAGGTCATTTTCATACTAGACATGAAAAGAAGTTTGGTAAAGGTACAATTCTGTATGTAGGTAACCCGTTTCAAATGGATTTCGGTGATACAAATAATCAAAAAGGCTACTATATATTGGATTTAGATACTTTAGAATATAATTTTACACCTAATAATATATCTCCAAACTATAAAAAGATATCTCTCAGTGAATTAGTACGTGAAGGTAATATTACTAATTCAATTGTAGATTTATTTGCTGGTAATATTGCTCGCTTAAAAGTTGATATGAATATATCGCAAGCTGATATGGATGTATTACTTAAAAAATTAACGCTACTTAAACCTGAAGTATTAACTGTTGATTACGATATAAATTTTAACCGTCTACTTGACGATACAGAAAATAAAGAAGATTTGTCAGGTATTGACATACCTCAAGCTATAGAAGAGTTTGTAAATCTCCTTGAAATTAAGAATAAAAAAGAGATAATAAAATACACTCTTGGTTTATATGAAAAAAGTAAACTTTAAGAAGCTCAGTATAGTAAATTTTTTATCTGTAGGAGAGAACCCTGTTACAATAGAGTTTGATAAAGGTCTCCATGTTATTACTGGTAAAAATAAGGATAAGCCTGATAGACGAAACGCTATTGGTAAGAGTACCATAGCAGATGCTTTGTATTTTGCTATATTTGGCGAAACGTTACGTGAACTCAAAAAAGATCTTATACCTAATAATCTTACAAACGGTAAAACACACATTGAGTTAGATTTTGAACTCGATTCACCTCGTGGAAAAAATAATTATAAGATAATACGTACACTATCACCTTCGAAAGTTCTTATTTTTAAAGACGGTGTTGATCGAACAAGAGATAGTATTAAAAATACTACAGCCTATATTAGCCGTGTATTGAGTGCTTCCCCGTCTATTTTTCAAAACTGCGTTATTATGACAGTAAATAATGCAGTTCCATTTATGGCTAAAAATAAAATCGAAAAGCGAAAGTTTATCGAGGATATTTTCGGAATGGAAATTTTTAGTACAATGTTAACTGCTTTGAGAAATGAATATAACGACATAACACGTGAACATGACACGCAGTTGACTAAATTGGAGGAGATACAAAAAGCATATAATAATTATGAAGAGCAAAAACAACGAATTCTTCAAACAAGACAACAAAAGAAAGAAAAATATCTCGGTCGTCAAAAAGATAATACCAAAGAAAAAGAGAAACTTGAAAGAGAACTTAATGAAGTCGAAGAAGTAGATATTAGTAAGATACAAAAACAAGTATCTTCTCTTGAAGAAGCTGTTACTGATCAAGATATAAGAATTGAAACTAATTTAGAGGCCGTCGCACGTAACAAAGCTCTAGCCGCTGAGCGAAAAGAGCGGTATAAAAAAATGGGCACGGAAGAGGAAAAATGCCCAGTGTGTCTCCGTCCGATGGAAGAGCATGATGAAGAATTAATAGTACAAGAAAAACAAAATCTTAAAGAGTATATTCATGAAGCAATAGATAATATTAAGAACTACTCTGAAGGGTTAAAGGAACTTAGAGTAAGAAAGGATAAGTTTTTAAGAGCAATAAGTCAATGTAAAGATAAGGTGGCGGAAGCAAGGCTACAAGAGCAAAACAAAAAGAATATTGAACAACGTATTATACAGCTGGATAAATGGCAAGAAGAATTAAAAGGCGATCTCGAGGCTATTGAATCGACAGATACTGATTTTGACCTACTAATTATTGAAACAAAAAAACGTGTAGATAAACTTGAAAAGAAGGTCAAAAAGTTTAGAGACGAGTTAGCTAAATTAGATATTGTAAAGTATGTTGTCTCAGAAGAAGGTGTTAAATCGTATATTGTTAATAAACTACTCGAGCTACTTAATAGTAAATTATTACTGTATCTAAAAAGATTAGATTCTAATTCTATTTGTATTTTTAATGAATATTTTGAAGAAGAAATACTCAATGAAAAAAATAAAGTATGTTCATATTTTAACTTTTCTGGAGCTGAACGCAAGTCTATCGACTTAGCCTGTTTGTTTACATTTTCAGATATAAGAAGACTACAGGGCGGTGTACAGTATAATATTGCAATTTATGATGAACTGTTTGATTCTTCTTTTGACGAGAAGGGTATCGAACTCATTACACGAATTTTACAAGATAGAGTTGAGGAATTAAATGAGTGTTCTATAGTAATATCTCACCGTAAAGAATCGATTAAAGCAGTTACTGGTGATGTAATTTATTTAGAAAAAGAAAACGGTATAACTACTCGGGTAGATTATACGGAACGATAAACTATATATAATGATGCTAGGCGCCAATCCATTTCCACAGCCATTTACTGCCCCGGTAGTAGGTCTCCCCGGAGTTCCTAAACAAATACCACAGGCGCCGCCAACTGACCAGCTTAAACCTAAAGAAGCATCACTACCGAGATATGTAAACTACTTAGCAGATTATTCGGGTTGCGGTCACTGGCGTATCTTATGGCCTGAATCGGTTATTAACGCTAGAGGTGAAGGAATGTCACAATCAACTACAGCAATGGTGGTTGATCCGAGATGGTACACGGGTGTTAAAACAGTAAAGGTACAGCGCCAAGCCTCATCACAACAAAAAGAATTTATTAAGTTTCTTAAACAAGTACAACAAGATCACGGTTTTAAAATTATATATGAAGTTGATGATGTTGTATTCAGGGAGGTGATTCCAGATTATAATAAATTTAAATTTGCCTTCGATACAGAAGAAGTTCGTCAAAACTGCGTTGATATTATTAATATGGTTGATGAAGTTACAGTTACCTGTGAATTCATGAAGAGGTTGTATACGGAGAAAACAGGTAAAAAAGAAATTACTGTTATACCAAATTTTGTTCCAAATTTTTGGATGGGTCATCTATATAACCCACGTAAAGTAGAACGCGCATTTAAGAAACATAAAAACCGACCTAGAATTTTATATACAGGTTCAGGAGCTCATTATGATGTAGATAATAAAGTAGGCGGTAATGATGACATGTCGCATGTAAGAGACTTTATTAGAAAAACTATTAAAAAATATCAATGGGTATTTGTCGGAGCATTTCCTCCTCAGTTGGTTGATCTTGTTCAACAGAGAGAGATTGAATTTTACCCATGGGAGACGCTTATTAGATACCCATACTTAATTGCAAGTCTAGACGCTCAATTAATGGTGGCACCGCTCCAGGTAAACGACTTCAATAAATCTAAATCTGATATTAAATTTATTGAAGCGTGTACTTTAGGAATTCCATGCTTATGTCAAGATATGGAAACGTATAACTCTGCACCAGATACCTTAAAATTCTCTACTGTAGATGAATTTGAAGATAAAATTAATAAAATTTTAGCTTTTAAGAATAAGAGTTCTTATTATAATAATATTCGTAAGTTAAGGAGTATCGGCGAAAGAAGGCTCTTAGAAAAAGACGAAAATATACGTGCTTATACTGAAAGTCTTAATACCCCGTGGGGTAGTGACGAGAGAGTTCATTTAAAGAGGTGGAATTAGGAACTACTATATACTATAATATAGTAGATGTCATATAGGAATGTTGTTTATAACGGTAGAAACCGTTGTGTTAATTTGTTTACCTGGGATACGGATGGTAAACGGGTAATGCATGAATGTTCTTTTGAACCATATCTTTATCTAGAAAGCGGCGCAGGTGAAAAGACATCAATTTACGGTACAAAGGTCAAAAAACGTAAGTTTAATACTAGTTACGATAGATCACGATTTGTAAGAGAATCAAACGTTAAGCGTGTATTTGAAAACATGCCACCGGCGCAGCAGTTTTTATTGGATTTATACTGGGAGCAAAATGAGGAACCTGAATTTAGTACTCACCCGCTTAAAACGTGCTTACTTGATATTGAGACATACTCTCCGGATTCATTTCCTGATCCTGAAGATCCTACTCATATAGTAAACGTTATAACTTGTTATGATAACTTTAGTAAGAAGTTTCATACATTTGGCATTAAGCCGTATAACGGTAAAGGCGCTGATAACTTAAATTACGTTCATTGTAAAGATGAACGGGAAATGTTTATACGGTTCATTGAGTATCTTGAGAGTGATTACCCGGATATATTAAGTGGTTGGAACTCTGAGTTTTTTGATATTCCGTATATCATTAACCGTATCGAGCGTATACTTGGTCAAGACTATGTTGATAGATTATCTCCTTTAGGCAGAGTACACTTTAGAACTGTAAAAGGTAAATTTGGTAGAGATCTTAAAAGATACTATATAGACGGTGTCGCTTGCTTAGACTATCTTGATGTATATAAACGGTTTTGCTTAAAGCTTCGCGAGTCATATAAGCTTGATGCAATTGGTGAAGTTGAGCTTGGTCAACGAAAGATTGATTATGGTGATACAAACCTTGCAACTCTATCTGATGAAGATTGGGATACGTTTATTGACTATAACATTCAGGACGTTAATTTGCTTGTTCGGTTAGAAGAAAAATTGCAGTATGTTCCTTTATTAAGAATGCTTTCGTATGTTGGTTTAACTACACTTGAAGGTGCAATGGGAACTATTCAAGTAATTAATGGTGCACTTTGTATCAAAGCAAGGCGCCGAGGTGAAGTGATTGCTACATTTTTACGTAATGCTGATACCGGTAAGAACCCGGGTGCGTATGTCGCTGAACCTAAACAAGGGTTTAAAAATCATGTAGTATCTTTTGATGCTAATTCTCTATACCCTAATGTGATGATATCTTTGAATACATCACCAGAAACTAAAGTAGGTAAAGTTGAAAAGAGTACTGACGATAAGGTTATTATACAACACGTATCGGGTAAGGTATTTGAACTCGACAAACCTTCGTTTGTAAAGTTTCTAAAGGAGGAAGAGTGTGCCTTATCTAAGGCTGGGTTCTTATTTACACAAAAGAAGAAAGGTATTATACCTGAGTTTTTAGAGCATTATTACAATCAACGTGTAAAGATTAAAAAGGATCTCTTTAAAGCTAAAACCAAGCTTAAAAAGCTCAAGAAAGGATCGAAGGAGCATACAGATGCGAAGTATGAAGTAGAAAGGCTAAACACCTCGCAGATGGTTATCAAGATTTTGATTAATTCGTGTTATGGATATATGGGTAACAAGAACGCCCCTATTGGTGATGATGATATTGCATCTTCAGTCACGCTTACCGGGCAGGCTGTTATTAAATATTCAAATGAGCTTATCAAGGAATTTATTAAACAAGAAGTTCCGGATATCTCTGATAAAGAACTTGAAGAATGTATTGTATACAATGATACGGATTCGTCATATGTTTCTATTACTCCTCTTGTTAGCAAGGGCTTAAACTTTTTAGATGGTAATGATGTACATCGAGATACTCATGATAAGATTCAGGAAATTGAGGACTATCTAAATGAAGGGGTGCACGACTGGGCAAAAAAATCTCTTTTATCAAAAGATAGTCGATTTGTGTTTAAGCGAGAATGTATAGCTGATGTTGGTGTCTTCTTGCAAAAGAAGAGATATGTAATGCATATTCTCGATGACGAAGGTATTAAGGAAAATAAGTTTAAGTATACAGGTGTAGAGGTAGTACGTACAACTATGCCGAATGCAATTAAACCTTATGCTAAAAAAATAATTGAAACTATGCTAAGTACGCAGTCTTTAACAGAGACAAATAAGGTACTTAATGAAACATATGATATTTTTAAGGAACTAAAACCTGAAGAACTTGCATTTGTAATGGGTGTTAAGGGGTATGAGAAATATGCTGTTGCTTGTAATGAGTTTACAACTGTTAAGAGTATGCCTATACATGTAAAATCTGCATACTTTTATAATTTGCTTCTTGATAAGTTGAGTACAGGAAACAAATACGAGTCATTAGGATCTGGTGACAAGGTTAGGTATATGTATGTGGAGCGACCTAATAAGTATGGGTTAGATAGTATAGGGTTTAAGTACGACTACCCTGCAGAATTTAGAGATACCTTTAAAATTGATTATGATAAAATGTTTGAAAAGATCTTGTTTCAAGGCATTGAGAGATTTTACGATTGTGTAGGTTGGAATATTCGTAAACCTGCTGAAAATGTACAAGTTGAATTATTTGACCTATTCACATAAATAGACTCATGGCATTACAACCCGGTGGATACACAGACAGACCTGAAGACGATAATACTAAAAATGCTCACCCTGCTTTTAATAGAGGTAAAATTCGAGGTATTTTGGAAACCTTAGCGATTCTTAAAAAGGTAATTACAGGAGAAGATAACGGTACAGGAACCATTAATTCTCCAGAAATCGAAAAAATTCGAAGATCAATTTTTGTTATGAGAGAAGCTTTAGATCATGCTTCAGACAAATCTACATATCTTTCGAAACCAGCTAAAGAGGCGCTTAACGAGGCCCACAAAATAGCAGATTCTTTAAGATTTCAGTAGTTGCAATTTTAAATTTTTAACTAATATAATAATATGGCAGACAAAGAAATTAAGACTATCGTCGATCACATTGGCCGAACTGTTGTGGGTAAGGTAACAGCAGAGACTAAAAGCTCTCTTACACTTTTTAATCCCGTAATTATTCATGTTCAACCTGATCAACAAACCGGGCAATTACAAGTACAATCATTCCCATATATCTTTATGGAATTTTTGAAAGACAAGGATAAAAACAATTGGACATTTGACAAAAGTTCGATCAGTGTTTCCGATGTTGATCTTGATGAGCGTATTATTACCCAGTACGAAAATATTAATAACCCTAAACCACCTATTCAGGAACCACAGCAAGGAACTGGTGAAGAACCAGAGGTCATTAAGCTTTTTGATGATGAAGAAGAGCCTGAGTTGGTGACAAGTAAATAAAGTATGTTTTTCTTTCGCAAAAAGGACGTGGTTAAGTACGTAAAAAATACTAACCCAAAATTTAAGACAGAGAGCGCAGAGTATCTCTTAGTCAAAGGATATAATCAAGCGCCTTTACTTTTTACTCTTTCTGAAGTTGAAAGAGCTAAGAAGAGAGCTGCAAAAAATCCTGAGGATACTCAGTAGATTATAGAATCAGTGTTATAAATAATTTTACTATGAAACTAACTAAATACACACACAACCCAATTGCAGAAATCGAAAGAGCCTTTGATGGCTTTTTCAATCTGACACCGGTCTTCCACCAGCTGGAAGAAGTATATAAAACTGGAGATCAAGTTCGCTTTTCATCGGACGAAGATACACTAAGTGTACAAATTGATCTACCAGGAGTCGCGAAAGATAATTTAGATCTTTCTACAGACACAGATCAACGTGAAGTCTACATTAAGGCTAAGCGTAAAGTAAAAGCCCATGACGGGGAAAAGGAACAAACCTACAATAGGTCGTTCTCAGTTGGAAGAGAGTTTGATCTCAATAAGATTAACTTCTCTTATGTCAATGGAGTCCTTGAGGTAGATGTACCTCGTAGGAAGAAAGAAGAATATATCAAAACATATAAAGTTTAACAATTAAATGGGCCTAGCTAG